ACTCGTGTAGGCACAGACTGTAAGATTATTTTCTGTGGTGATTACTTTCAATCAGACTTAGTTAGATCTAATGAGAGAGAAGGTATCTTAGACTTCCTTAGAATTCTAAAACAGATGCCATCCTTCACCTGTGTGGAGTTTGGTATCGATGACATCGTGAGGTCAGGTCTTGTTAAAGAATACCTCGTGTCTAAAATACAACTTGGATATTAATTATTATGTTTAATTATGTGGGACCTCCTTGTGAGATTCCTGAGTTAGAATCACGCACCTTAGAGCAAGGTAGATTCTATAAACTTGACACCGCATGGGTGCCATCTGTGACTACTGTCATAGGTCATCAATCCAAAGCAGGTATTATGGAGTGGCAGAAACGTGTCGGTTTCCATGCTGCAGAAAAGATTCGTATGAAATCTTCATGGAGAGGGACAAAGTATCACAACCACGTTGAAAAGTATTTGAGGAATGAAAATGTTGAGGCACATCAGAAAGGCGAAGGTCTTACCAACTACCTTTTTAGGGCTGCTCGTAAGGAGCTTGATCGTATTACTGATATCCATCTTATTGAAGCCCCTCTTTATTCTAACAAGTTATTTCTTGCTGGTCGTGTTGATTGCCTTGCTCACTTTGATAACGAGTTAGCTGTAATTGATTTCAAAACTACAAGAGAGTTGAAGAAACCTCAGTGGTTGGAGAATTATTTTGTGCAGTGTAGTGCTTATGCTTACATGTATTATGAGCACACTGGTATTGAAGTAGACAAACTTGTAACTATCTCTGTGTCTGAAGCAGGTGAGATGCAAATAGAGCAGAGATATGACAAGGAAAAGTATATTAATAAACTCCTTGATTATATCAAAGAGTATAGGGATTTCATTGAGTCACGTCTATGAAAGACACCTTCTTAGGTATTCCTTTCTATCGTTTCTATTATCCTGGTGATGTAGAAAAGGTTGCACATGACTTAGAGAATGAGCAGTGGAATCGTAATGATACTAACTGGATCTGGGCAGGTATTAATGCTCGTGGCACAGGACGTAACATACATGATGAGCCAGTGTTTGCTGATCTATTTGTATGGATAAATGAATGCCTTGAGGAAGTAAGAAAAGATATAGCACCCAACGCTACATCATTAAAGTTATGCTCATCGTGGGCAAACAAGAATGATCCTGGCGATCATTTCTTTGACCACACACATCCAAATTGTTTCCTGAGTAGTAATTATTATGCATCTGGACACAATAGGGATAAAACAGTTTGGCTTTTACCAAATCCATGGTATACTAATACTAACATCTCTCCCTTTGGAGATTATACTGATACTAAGTATCATATTATGCATGAAGAAGAGACTGAGCCAGGAAAATACATTTGTTTTCCTCCCAGTATCAGACACTATGCACAACCAAATACAACAGAAAGACCTCGCATGACAATCGCAGCAAATGCATTTCCCTCGGGACTCATTGAGTCTGGTGGAGTCTCTCGCTTAAGACTGGAGGTCTCATGAACGACATCGAAAAAGAATTTATGACGCAAGGAAAATTTACCTCTCTGGTAGAAAATCTTGTCAAAGAAAGTAAAGGTCTAACAAATTATATCGAAGCAGTAACAACTATCTGTGAAGAATACGGTATAGAGATAGAAGTTGTCAATAAATTAATCTCACGTCCTCTAAAGGATAAAATTAAGTGGGATGCTCAGCAACTAAATTATGTTAAACGCACAAGTAGAGGAGTCTTGCCATTATGACCGAGAGTAATGAAGAATTTTTTCAGAGTGATGTAGTAAGAAATTCTCTTGATGATATCCAGACTACATACACAGAGTTACTTAAGATGTCTGCAGGATTTGCAGAGTATGATATAAAGAAAAGAGTAGAGCACATTGACAAGACACTAGAGTTGATTGCTAAACAGAAAGTATTTTATGCACGACTAGCACTCGCAGCACATGAAGATGATTCAGATGAAGCAGTAGAATTTATTAAAGATAGAGTAGACACACTGTCATTCAAAACCACAGGTGGTATGGATCTTATGTCTGTCTTACAAGTTATGGAGGACAAACTTATAGGATGGAAGAAGGAGATGAATGATGCCGAACAATGAGCAACTATGGGAAGACATGAAGCGTCTTAACGATGTCATGGAAGAGTTACTTTGGGATCCAGATGATGAGATTATATTCTCTCATGATGGTACGGATATCATCATAAAAAATAAGACACAAGGTCTTGACAAAACCTAAATAGTATGTCATCATATATCGGTGGCACAAATGCCAAATACAAACACGGAGAATACAAAGATGTCATTCGCATCACTCAAGAAAGCCTCAGGCTCATCCTTTGCAAAACTTACAAAGGAGATTGAAAAACTACAGAAACCTGCAGGCAGTGCTCAAGTTGATGAGCGTCTATGGAAACCGTCTCTAGATAAGAGCGGTAATGGGTATGCTGTTATTAGATTCCTACCAGAGCCAGAAGGTGAAGACCTTCCTTGGGCACAAGTATGGAGTCATGCCTTCCAAGGTCCTGGTGGATGGTATATTGAGAATAGTCTAACGACTTTAGGACAAAAGGATCCTGTGTCCGACCTCAACAGAGAGTTGTGGAATAGTGGACAGGATACAGACAAGGAAATTGCGAGGAAGCAGAAGAGAAAACTCTCTTACTACAGCAACATCTATGTCGTTAAGGATGAAATTAATCCAGAGAATGAAGGAAAAGTTTTCCTTTATAAGTATGGTAAGAAGATCCATGACAAGATTGTCGCTGCTGCACAACCTGAGTTTGAAGATGAGCAAGCAATCAATCCATTCGATCTATGGAATGGTGCAGACTTTAGATTAAAGATCTGTAAGGTTGCAGGTTTTTGGAATTATGATAAGAGTGGGTTTGCAAACCCTTCTACATTAGCAGGTAAAACTGACGCTGAGTTGGAAGCAACTTGGAAAGAATGTTATAGTCTTAAAGACTTTACATCACAGTCACAGTTTAAAACCTATGAAGAGTTAGAGACACGTCTCAATTCTGTCTTAAAGGTTACACCTAAGAGACCTGACCCAGAAACATTAGAGGAGGAGTCCACTTCACAAAGTGTCCCTAATCTACGCACAGGGTTTGGTGATAAGGTAGAATCATTAAAGAGTGAAGAGGATGTAGATCTTTCTTACTTTGCAAAACTCGCTGAAGAAGACTAATGAAGTCAATCGTAACCGCAATAGCACTGTTTGCTGCTACACCTGCATTCGCACACCACAATGGATACATTAATCCTACTACTGGTGAGCGTGAGCGATCCGAATATGAATATAGAGGATGGTCTGGGTGGACTTCATCTCGTACATGTTATGAGGAGAAGTATAAGGAGGTCTATAGACCTGGCACAGCAAATAGTCCTGGTTACGTTGATGTTTATCGCACTACAGTTGAAGTGCCTTGTGGTTGGAGGAGATCTTCTCCTCCCTCTATTAGAAGAGACACAGCACCCAGTGAGTGTAATGAAGATGGTGCTTTCCTAGGTGGTATCCTAGGTGGAGGAGTAGCAGCAGGAATATCCGATCCTGATGCGATGGCATGGTCAATACCCCTTGGTATTGTTACTGGTGCAATTACAGGATGTCAAATTGATTGAGGTTATTATGTTTGCAGTTGTTGGAGATCTTGCTAACGCATACAATACTATTGCGTGGGAAGATGCCATCCCATTTCTTGCTATCATCATTGGTCTTTACTGGTTGAAAGTAAAGATAGATACAAGAGCAGGTCTTGGTAAAAAGAAATCAAGAGAATTAAAAAAGATTATTGTTGATGCAATAGTCGAAGGTCATAGACAAGCACACAAAAAAGATTAATGGCATTATCAAAACAAGTAGAAGAAAGTCTGAAGGCAGCGGAAACTAATCTTCGTGAAGCACTTGCTTTTGCAGCAAGATCCGAGAGACCTTTCATTGTCAGAGAGTTGGGAGCATTGATCTCACATCTAGACACCGTGATGTCTACAGATACTATGTTTGATAAGTTGGACGCAGCAATTCAAATTAGGGAGGACGAAGAATAAATGTTAGCATTCTTATTTTCAATGGCAGGTTTACTAAACCTGTTGTTTTATGT